TTGACCACCAGCGATACCCTTGCTACCGGTGCTGGAATCAGTCGCTTGGGCAAAAAAGATATCGAACCTGAATTTAATTTCCGAACTGGGCTTGTGGGTGATGGGCAAACTGATTACGAGACCCAGAACGAACCTGAACTTGGCATGTTCCGGATGGGTAAGCCTGTTGAACCCAATGACGCAGCTACCAACGCATTCATATCAGCACTCACACCGAGCCAACAAGACAATCGTTTTACTGCACCAGCAGGCTGGAGATATGTGGAAAAAGATGAAGATCCTGCTAGATATGGCAGCGGACCAGCCGCAGCAACCAGTGCATTACCTAATTTGATATATGATCCTCAGTCAAGGACCTTGAAGTCGGCAGATACACCGGCATTGGATCTGAGTCCCAAGAGTAAATATAAATTTGATCGAACCACCCAGAGTCAGGTGCCAGCAGATGGATCTGGTGCTAATCGTAACATCGATAACGCCACCAGAGACCGTGCTCGTGCATATGCAGCTCAACAAAACGCACCGGCTGCTGCTGCCAAACAGAAAGTAGACTGGAAAGCCATCTATGCTCTCAACAAGGCCACCATTGGCTCCAACCCCAACGTGATACGGCCCAGAATGCAATTGAACATGCCCAATGGCACCATCTACATGGTGCAGCCCGGAGACACTCTCACCAAGATTGCTGCCAAACAAAATCAGGTTAACGAACTCAGCACTGAGAAATTGGCTCAATACAAAACGGCCGCAGCCCGGGATGCTCGAGCAGCAGACCAAGAGGGCGATTTCAAACGCGGTGACAAGCGTTTCAGCGGTATTGTGAAAGCCACAAAGAAACAGTTTGACAACGATGCCAGACAGGTTGATGAGAGTCGTGCCGCTCGCCGAGCACTCATGGCTCGAATTGTGAATCACCGTTGAGTTAGCCGAAAAGTCTTGTGATTGTGCCACACAGACGTTATACTGTGTTTTTACTGGAGATACACAATGAAAACATTCAACGGCGAACAGAAGATCAAGCTCACACAGATCATCAACGAAGGCATGCAGGTCATGCACGAAGTGGATACACTTTCAGCCGGACTCAATGATACCATCAAGGCCATAGCCGAAGAATTGGAGATCAAACCTGCTGTGCTGAAAAAAGCCATCAAGCTGGCACACAAGGCCGAATTTGGTCGGGCCAAACAAGACCACGAACTGTTAGAAACCATCCTGGAAACGGTGGGCAAGACGCTTTGACATTGCTGCGAATATTATTACAATACCGATGGCAATCAGGTTGTGCTTGAAAAAGTACATGGTAAAATTCAAGAGTTAGTTGCATGAAATATTCTGTTGTTTTTTCGGGTGCCAGTATAACTAACTCACCTTGGTATACCTGGAAAGATTTTGTGATTGAAAGATATCACATACAAAATCAAGTGGAAAATGCCCATCGAGGTGTAGGAAACGAATTTATAATAAATTCTACCATTCAAAAATGTCAGGAGCATGACAATCCTTTTGTGGTTGCAATGTTGACCAATATTGACAAGTGGGATTGGTATGTGCAAGATTCTGCAGAATGCATGCGTATCAATGCACATGAAAAACACCCTGTGAGAAATCTTCAAGGGTCAATTTCTATCGGGGGATTTTGGTCCACAGGTTCTTGGTTTCCTGGTGCCAAAGAACACTATAAAAAACATTACTACAGCCAGGACTATTTTGCATTTAAAACCTTGCAGAATATCTATTGCCTACAACAATTTTGTAAATTTAAGAACATACCTTGTGTGATACTATTTGATAGTCCTGTTTTGAATTGCTTGGAACAAGATATCAATCATCAAGACTTGACTTATAAATCTCTAATAGATAACGATCTATGCCGGAGTTATATGGGTCAAATTGACTGGTCTGGAATTTATCAACCTGGCCTGATTGGATACTGTGATTCAAACGATCTTGAATGGTTTCACTCAAAGATCAAAGGACATCCGCCTTCATTGAGTCATTTGGCATTTGCTGAGCAACACCTGTTTCCAGTATTAGATAGTTATTTTTCTGTCAAGACTCATGATCTCAGACCAATCGCACAGAAATTTCAAAACATGTTCTATGATATCTAAATCGCAAGTAAATCTTGTCTATACAGGTGCACTGAGCAACTACGGTTACAACAATCGGTGGATTGGCGACCTATTGGCATTTTTAAAACAAACCAAACAGCCTGATAAAATTTGGATTGGCGACAATCTACAGTGGTTTAATAATGATGTACCTGACAATTACGATACTTATATTTTTGGGTATTTTGGTGAATTCATGCATACTGATTTTTTGGAGAAAATTAATAATCAATTGGCAGATAAAAAATTAATACTGCTTTCATCATTGGACTGTACTAATTTTAAACTTAGTAACTTTAAAAAGTTCTATATTGAGCATTTGCATCACTATGTAAGACTTTATACCAAGACTGCCTACAGTCCTTTGATATCTAGATCTCATCAGCACAGCATCATGGTTGGCAGGCTTGCGGTACACAAAATTATTGCATTGGCTCAATTGAAACTTTTATGCCCTGATCTGTTATACAGTTATCAAAAAAAGTCAAGCCCTGAAATTTCTGAATCAGACTTTTTTGCTCGTTACCGGTTGATACACAATATCGATCTGTCTGACACTCTGCGAGAGAAAATACAACAATTATTTGACACTGCTCCTGTGTCTGTCAACTCCAATATCCATGATAAATCTTTGCCTTCCGGATGGGAAGTAGATTTACCCACCTATACTGACAGTCAATTTCACTGGAGTATTGAATCCATTTATCTTACTTTAGAAAATTTTCCAAGACCTTACCTGACAGAAAAGTCTATCAAGCCGTTGGCCACTGGGACTCCTTTTGCTGTACTCGGACAAAGGAAAAGTCACCATAGATTGTCTTGCCTGGGATTTCAATCATATTTTGATTGGGCCAACCTAGATGATCTAGATGACAACTTTAGACTATTAGCCATCATCGATTCGGTCGACAGTACGGACTTGAATCAGTTACAATCCATTGTTGACTTTAACTACAATTGGTTCTACAATAATTTTTTTGATCATGTTGAACAAAAAATAAATGCCGAGACAAAACAGATTGTGCTGGATTACATCAATTTATGAATCAAACATTTGCAGAATGGCGCAGTTCAGTCGCGGATTATGTCCGGGCCGACTACCGCAAATATCCCTTTCGTTTCTGCCTGGAGATGTTGGGTTGGGCCATAAGCATTGGTTGTAGTGTGACCTATGCTATCACTGTGCCCAATCTACCATTCATACCACTGTACATGGCATTCATCACAGGATGCTTGATCATGGCCTGGTGTGCGTATACTCGTGGCAGTTTTGGCATCCTAGGCAACTATCTGATAATAAGCATAATTGACAGCGCAGGGCTGATAAAATTGCTATTTTATCACAATTGAGAGTCGTTCACTTTACGAACATGAATCACGGCTTACCGGCCATAAACGGAGGAATATATGAGTTACGTTGACGCACTTTATGATCGAGCACACGATCGCATACATGTGGTTGAAAGGAAAGATGGCGAGAGAATCTATCGCGAATATCCGGCCAACTATGTGTTCTACTACGACGACCCCCGAGGCAAGTTCCAATCAATCTACGGTACACCTGTATCAAGATTTTCTTCAAAGAACAACAAAGAGTTCCGCAAAGAAGTTCGCATGCATTCTAGCAAGAAGATCTACGAATCAGATATCAATCCCATCTTCCGTTGTTTAGAGGACAACTACAAAGGCCAAGATGGTCCTAAACTGCACACAGCATTCTTCGACATCGAAGTAGACTTTGACCCCGAACGTGGATTCTCACCAGTGACGGACCCATTCAATCCGGTCACAGCAATCTCTGTGTACATGGATTGGTTGGATCAGATTGTGACCTTGGCGGTGCCCCCCAAGCACATGAGCATGGAAACAGCACAGGATATCGCTAGTGAGTTTAGCAACTGCTTTATGTTTGAACAAGAAGCAGACATGTTGAAATCATTCTTGGACTTGATTCAAGATGCGGATATTCTCACTGGATGGAACAGTGAAGGTTATGACATACCTTACACCGTGAATCGCATCTGTAGAGTGCTGAGCAAAGATGACACACGGCGCATGTGTTTGTGGAATCAGTTTCCCAGGCAGCGCATGTTCGAACGCTTTGGCGCAGAGAACGAGACCTTTGACTTGGTGGGGCGTGTGCATATGGACTATATGCAACTGTATCGCAAATACACCTATGAAGAGCGGCACAGTTATGCACTAGATGCCATTGGTGAATACGAAGAGATTGGTCGCAAGACTGCGTTTGAAGGCACCCTGGATCAACTTTACAATCAGAACTTCAAGACCTTTATTGATTA